TGTTGATCGTCAATACCAATAACGAAACTATGTTATCTGAGATGTCTGTTTGCCCCTACTCACGTTATCGACGTGGTGATATTTATATTCGCGCTGAAGTGCGCGATGAATTTTCACGTTATGTTGATGGTGTGAGGCAAAATGAAATTGATACTGAGCGTGTTAAGTTGACTCTCCCAAAGAATGAGGAAGGTGATTATGTTTTTTCTACCATGCCTGATCTCTGGGAAATCCAGTTGACAAAGCCGTATCAATCCAGCGCCAAAGTGAAATCCTCCAATGTGAAGAAGAGTTTTCCAATGGTTTCTTTCATGCCTATTGTCAAAGACAAAAATGGCAAAGCCGCAAAATTGAGCATATTCGATGCTCTCGATGCGACATGTGAACAAGCTCGTAAATTTTATGAGACTCAGAAAAGTACTGTTGATGTAAGTCGACGTATGGATCTTGATTTTGTTCCTTGTGATTGTGGCTGTATGAAAAGTAAAGCTTTTTGCAACGCTTTAAAGTTGAAAGTTCCTGAAAAAGGAACCATTGCTATCCTTCCTCCTATTTTGGAGAGTCATGGATTGCTTGAATATTCAACTTACCACTTAGCTAGTGTTATATGGAAATACTACACTACTTCACGTACTAAATTTTTCGATTTGTTTTTTGATATCGAGAAAAATATTTTGAACGTGTCTACTACTTGGTTGATTGCGAATTACCGACAAATGTATTATGATAGTCTGTTCGATTTGACTACATATATACCGTTGGAGGCTTTTGATGGAAAAGTTTTGCAGGGTTTAATGCGAGTGTTGTTTCATCAACAGTATGAACACACTTCCATGGAAGCCATTCGAGCTCGCGTACTAGCACCATTTGTTTTAGGTGTTGGTATTGCGTTATATTCCTATATTGTTGGAACTCGTATGGCTCATCTTTTGGGTGCATTTTGTGCTACTTGGTTGTTTATCTTTTCCTTAGTGGCATATCGTAAACGGATGGAAATTGCACATGCAGCAGTTATGGAAGAAATTCTTAGACGCCGTGATGCGTTACCAGAAACTGTTAAGCTTGCTCGTAAGAAATATGGGCGTATGCTTGGTTATGGTTTAGCTGCAGGTGTTTCCCTTGTTGTTGCTTTGAAAGTTTTGAAATTACTAAAGGATTTTTATCATGATTCTCAATCCGAAAGTCTTCTCCGACCTAATGGTCTTGATGATATTAAGAAACGAGATTCTCTCCCTTGTGAATGGGTGGATAATTCTTTTGGTAAACTCGAAAAAGGTACTTCTACGTTGGATCAAATAGTTAAATTGACTGAGAAGAATATTTTCTTCAGTGAAGTCCATGGAGCTGAACACATATCCAAAAGTCTGTGTTGTGTGTTGACGAATGGCGTTGTGGCTATTCCTAAGCACAATTTGGTTGAAGGATATCGTATGTTAAAGATGTCTCGTGGGAGTTGGTATGTTGAAATACCTCTTGATGATGCGAATGTTTACAAGTGTCCTGAAAAGGATATTGCTTTTGTTTACAGTGCAAAGATTCAAGGCCGTGATCTCATTAAGCATATTCGTGAAAATGACGTGAATACATCTCTCATGCGTATGTTGCCGTCCAAGTTAGTTCTTATTTCTCGAATGAAAGAAACTGAAGAAGTTTGTTCTCAAGAATTGTATGGAACTTGGTCTAATGTGATTAAAGCATCAGAAGGTAGTTTTCCTGGTTGGAATTATACAATGTCAACTGCATCGTATCACGGTTTGTGTGGTGCTGCAGTGGTTGTTCGTGATTCTGGGTATTTTGCCTTCGGCGGTATACACTTAGCAGGAAATCAACGTATTGGAGCTGGAGGTAGTATTTGTCAAAAAGATATTGATGCTTTGCGTGAACATTTTAAGAATTTACCTGATATTGCAACTGGTGGACCATTTCCATCAGCTGTTATTGGTGATTCTGAAGCCATTCGGCTAAATGTAGAACCCGACAAATCTTCTCCCTTAGTCTGGATGGGAGGTACTCATCATTATGAATATCTCGGCCAGTGCAAAGGGAAATCCACGTTTCAATCGAATGTGAGACCTAGTATGATTAGTGAAACAGTGACAAAAGTTACTGGACATAAGAATAACTATGGTCCTCCTCGTGTCGGACAATGGTGGCGTCCTTATCATCTTGATTTGGAAAAACGCTCAAACCAGCCAATTGGATTTGGTATTGGAGAGCTGAACGCTGCTAGAAGTGAGTATGTATCAACATTTGTTTCTGAATTTTATTCATTAGACAAGTCTGTACGTGATTATCTCACTAAAGGTCCCCTTTCAAATAATAACATATTGAAAGGTATTCCTGAGTATCGCTTTATTGATCGTATGAATTTTAAGTCCGCGTTGGGCTTTCCATATACTGGATCGAAAAAGAAGTTCTGTACTCTAGATGACAATGGGGATATCATTGATTTCCTACCTTGGATTTGGGATGAAGTTAAGAAAGTTGAAACTGTTATGAAGCATGCTGTGCGTTCGTATCAACCTTTTAAAACGTCTCTGAAAGATGAGATCACCAAACAATTCAAGGATGATGGTTCTGAAAATACGAAAGTTCGTGTATTCACTTGTGCTCCTGTTACTTTGCAGATTTTAATTCGTAAATATTATTTACCAGTTGCTGCTGCTTTGTCACATTTGCCTTTGACGAGTGAACAGGCCGTAGGTATTAATGCCTCTGGTCCTGATTTTCATGAATTGATTGAACATATCAAGGTGTATGGGGATCAAACAGGTTTTGTTGCTGGAGATTTCTCCAAATACGACCTGGGAATGTCAGCTGATGCAATTTTGGCAGCTTTCGCCGCAATGCGAGATATAGCTAAAGAATTATTGCATTATTCAGAAGAAGACATCGGCATGATGGATATGATCGCAAATGAAGTTGCGAACCCTGTTCTAGCATATAATGGTGACGCCATTGTTATGACAGGATCAAATCCTTCTGGTCAGAATATGACTGTGTATGTGAATGGAATTGTAAATTCACTTTATCACCGTTGTGTCTTCAATAGACTGAAGAAAGAACATAATTTTTCTGGTACTTTTTCAGAAAAATGTCGTGCTACATTTTATGGTGATGATAGTTTATTCTCTCCTCACCCGGATGTTGCTGAATTTGTTCATTTCAACAGTCTAGCTCGTATTTTTAAAGATGTAGGTATAGGGTATACCCCTGCTGACAAATCTGCATCTGCACCGGATCTCATTTCTTTAAAAGAGATTGACTTTCTGAAAAGAAAGCCGGTGTTCAACGAGCACATCGGTATGTATATGGGAGCACTTGATGTAGGATCTCTGATGAAATCCTTACATTGTAATGCTACAGATACATTACCACCCGACATGGCAGCCGCCGTTAATTTAGACGGCTCCATTAGGGAAATGTTCAATCATGGTGAAGAACCATATGAACAATGGCGGGCGCAAGTGCGCCAAATTGCTGATGAGCATAACATCGGACCTCTTGTTTTGAATCTTGATGTGTGTTATCGGCAATACCTGGAGCGTTATAAGGCTAAATACCTTTAACGCGTCAGGCCCAGTCTCCGGATGACTTAAAAAGCGTCGTAAGTGCGAACTCCCATCGCATTGCTGCTAAAAAGGGAGAGGTGAGTTATGGATACCGTTTTACTTTTGGGGGACCAACACCCATGTGTGAAATAGGCTTGCTCACTTTAGGCCTAGTCTTATTTAGGACAGTTCTTGCC